TAAAACACCTATTTCTTTTTGTTTATTTTTTATTAAGATTAGTTTTGGAGCAAGGGCATGGTCTGGCACGGTGCGGTGCGGCGGGGCGAGGCGGGGTTCGGAAAGGTACGGCGAGGCATGGGCTTAATAGCCGATAGGGGATTAGAGATAGTCCTCCTTCGAGTACTAAGGCATCTAGCATGGTCGGGTTCGATGTGGTGGGGCATGGTCGGGTTCGGTTTGGTATGGCAAGGAACTGATAACAGTCGATAGAGCATTAGCAATAGTGCTTCTTCGAGTGTTAATCAAACGAGGCTTGGTTCGCCAGCGTTGGGTGTGGCCCTGTGAGGTGGGGTTGGGTTGGGTGGGGTACGGTTCGGCGAGGTAAGGCATGGGCTAATGTAGCGGATAGGGGATTGGCAACAGTCTCTCTTCCGATGCAAATGTGCATCAGTCAACTTAAATTTAATGGAGTTAATATGAAAACATTGTCAATAAAAATCACAGGTAAATCTTCGCTTTTAATGCACTCAGATAGGTTTGCTAACCCACTTGACCCTTTGACCAAACAACACAAAGAGTTAACAAGTAAGCGTAAAAAAACCGATGAAGATCAAATCTCTATTGCAAAAAGCGAATTTATTGGTGGTTGTTACTGGAATGAAAGAACAGGGTTTTTTATACCAGCACAAAACTTACAGTCTTGCTTAATCAATGCGGCTAAGTTACAAAAACTTGGAGTTAAGTTTAAACAAGGCGTTCACGTCATTGAGGATGAATTACCTTTGGTTGGATATGAAAAGATGACCCCTGAGAAACTGTGGGAAGACCCAACAAAGCGTGATGCAAGAGGCGTTAAGGTCGGCACAGCAAAAATTATTCGTTATCGTCCAATATTTCGTGATTGGACTTTTAGTGCAACTATTGCTATCAATGAAGATGTGGTCAATATTGGAGAGGTTAAAAAGGCTTTAGAAGATGCTGGAAACCTCATAGGACTTGGAGATTATCGTCCCCGCTTTGGGCGTTTTGAGGTGGTAATGTAATGGAGAATACAAAACTATTTCCCGCTTGGAAAGAAGCAACAAGAAAATTATTAGATAGTGGAGTTACTTATGGAAGCACAATTAAAAGAAAACATTTAATTGAACTTTGTCAAGTTAACCCACCACAAAGCATTGAGGATGTTCGTAGATATGATTTGGAAGTGCTTAAGTGCATTACCGAAATAAAAGATACTTTACTTACGGCTCACTGTATGCTTTTGGTAAGTGATCATGCTGGAAACTTTATGGTTATTGCGCCTGAATCACAAACTCAGTATGCTGTTGAGGCTGGAGTTAAAGCCATTACAAAAGAAATGAAACGAATGGCAATGGGTGTTAGTTTTACAAAAACTGATTTGTTAACAGATACTCAACGAGCAAAAAACTCAGATGCTCAAGCAAAAATATCTATGCTTGCAGGAATGATGAGCAAAGAACAAAAAGAACTTAAAAGAATAGCGGGGTAAACCATGAAAATACAAGACGAACTACAAGCAATCTATGAAGATGAAGAGAATGTCTACTACTGTTGCTATTGCCTACAACCACAGAATGAAAAGATTGGCTGTTGCCATGAGAACCACTTTGTCGAGTTCAAGTACCTTGATAACGATTGCAAACAAGAAATAGCACAGGAGATTCTTAATGGATGATTTCAACCCAACTACCCGAATGTTTCCAAGAACATTGGAAGAGGCGTTCCCAAAGGATTATGTCAATGAAGGCGTTTTCGAGGGGGCGTATTACTCAGCACCAAACATCCACGATGTCTGGGTTTTATTTGGACTAATAACTGTTATCAGCATGGTTTCAGTTGCACTTTGGAGATACTTTTGAACGACTACTCAACCATCCTAATGAGGATAGAATGGTTATGCTCAGTCATTGGATCGGTGAACAGCAAGTTAAACATAGTGAATATTTAAAAAGGAGTTACTAATGAATGTATATCAAAAACTAAACGAGGCGAGAGCCAAGTTCCACAAGAAAGCCCTCAAGAAAACAGGTTACAACAAGTTTGCTAACTATTACTATTTTGAGTTAGGCGATTTCGTAATCCCCGCTATTGAAATCTTTAATGAGGTAGGTCTTACTTCCATCATTCGTTTTGGAAAAGAAATTGCTGAGTTAATTGTTGTCAATACAGAAAAGCCTGACGAGATCATTGTCTTTACATCGCCTATGTCTTCAGCCGCCCTCAAAGGTTGCCATGAAGTGCAAAACCTTGGTGCTGTGCAAACCTACCTTACACGCTATCTTTGGGTGTCGGTGCTACACATTGTTGAACATGATGCGTTAGACGCGATAACAGACCCTAACGCTGTTGAGGAAGGCACTCCAGATGAAGGCAAGATGCTTGACTACATTGCGGCTATTGAAGCCACCATAACCCTTGATGAACTAAAAGACATCTATATCAGGGCATTTGCGGATTGCGATGGAAACAAGGCATGGCAAACAAAGATGATTGCCGCTACCAATGCCAAGAAGAAGGTGCTGAAATGAGTAATATTCCAGCATTTCCAGCAATGCGCTTTGATTTAGCGGAAAGAGAACACGGAATGTCATTGCGTGATTACTTTGCGGCTAAGGCTCTGCAAGGGTTAATGCACAACTATCACCCTTGTGAGTTTTTAGAAGACAAGAATTATTTAGAAGATATTTCTATGGCTTCTTATCAAATAGCAAACGCAATGATGAAAGCGAGGGACGCATGAGTGATGTAGAACAATTAAGCCCTGAGTGGTTTGCTCAACGCTGTGGCAAGGCTACTGCATCACGCATCTCTGACATCGTTGCTAAAACAAAGTCAGGTTATTCAACAAGTCGTGCTAACTACATGGCTCAATTGGTAGTCGAACGCATGACTAACCAAGTTGCTGAGTCATACACAAATGCGGCAATGGAGTGGGGCATCGAGAATGAAGGTTTTGCTAGGGCGGCTTATGAAAGCAAGACAGGCGTTTTGGTAGACGAGGTAGGTGCTATTGACCATCCAACGATTGCTATGTCTGCCGCCTCTCCTGATGGCTTGGTGGGCGATGATGGATGCTTGGAGATCAAGTGTCCCAATACTGCAACGCACATTGATACTGTGTTGGGCGGTGAGATAGCAAAGAAATACTACGATCAGATGCAATGGCAGATGGCTTGTGCAGAGCGTGATTGGTGTGATTTCGTGAGTTTCGACCCACGGATGCCAAAGGGACTTCAGTTGTTCATTAAGCGTGTACCTAGAAGTAATTTGTACATTCATGAACTAGAAGGAGAGGTTATTCAGTTCTTAGCGGAAGTGGATGACAAAGTTAATAAGTTAAATCAATTGAGAGGTTAATATGGAAAAACGTGATAACTCAGGTGTTCTTTTTAAGAACGACAAGAAAGAAAATGAAAAGCATCCTGATTACAAAGGAAACATCATGGTAGATGGCAACGAGTATTGGCTATCTGCTTGGATAAAAGAAGGCAAGACAGGTAAATTTATGGGCTTGGCAGTATCTCCACGGGATGCACAGCCACCAGCAAGCAAGCCTATTCCCAAGAACTTGGATGACGATTCCATCCCGTTTTAATCAGGAGTATGTGGATGTAGTGCTTACCAGTACAGAAATTATGGTCTGTACATACATAGGTAAGTTACGCAACCACATAACCAGTCAACACGCACAAGACCGCAAACAGGATAAGTCCTTAGATGGTGTGCAAATATCCATAAACGGGGTAATAACCGAATATGCAGTTGCCAAGTTCCTCAAGTTGCCATTTGATCTAAATTGTGATTTCAGGAAGTTTGGGGCTGATTTAGTAACCAGAAAGGGAAAGACGATAGATGTTAAATGCACCAGTAAGATTGGTGGCAACCTTAACGCTGTTGTCTGGTCTAATACTAAACCAGTTGATACTTTTGTCTTGACAGAGATACATAACACTTGTGTTCGCCTAGTTGGATGGATAAATAGCAAGGATTTCCTGTTAGAGGAAAACTTGTTTGATGTAGGCAATGGGGAGTATTATTCAGTTAGACAAATCGAGTTAATACCTTTTGAAGGAAACTACCATGAGTGAAGTCTTAATCTTTGTAGCAGGGATGATTGCACCTGCCTTTGTAAGTGCAGTCCTAACCCTCTTTAAGTGCTTTGAGGACGTAATCAGGAGCAAGGTCAAGTGATAGAGACAATCCTCACTATCTTTGTCTTACTCATACTAGGCGCACTTATAGGCGTAGGCGTGTTATTCGCTGTCCTATGGTTTAGCCAAGATAAGTAATCAGCCTAGAACCGCTAGAGCGTGTTGATATACAATTTAGTTGTTGCTGGGGAGCAATATTCTAGTAAGCCCATTAAGGCAGTCTGCATCGTACTAGCGGTGTCTCCCCACGGATTTTTCC